ATAAATGCTTGTCGTTAATACTTACCGCATAACTTAAATAAGTTCTATCCTTATACGTTTGAGTTATTTTTCTAATCCATCTGTATTTCATATTAATGTTTTAATGTATTCATAAATTTCGTAGGTTTCTTCTTCAGCCCAAGTAATTATTTCTTCTTCCTTTTCCATATCGTAATTAAACCTGAATAACGATTGATGGCAAAGTTCGTGCATAATTAATCCTGTAGTTTTAACCTCATCCGTGCATCGAGACAAGTTTATAAACACGAATCGCTTATCCTTTTCACCATACTCTTTATTTGTTTTAGGAATGAAATTACACCACCCGGCAATATAACTACTTTGTTTCGTGTTTTGGTGAAGCCGACAATCCGTTATGTTTAACCCGTGCATTTCTTTTACATTAAAATAATAAAATACTTCGCAAGGGTCATTACTTAACAACAAAGTATAACCATCTCTATTTTTTACCCACATAACTCCAAGTTTTATCGTTCTCATTCCATCTTAACGTTCGTGCTTTTGCGTGACAAACCTTCATATAATGCTGAATGTCCATCCTTCCCGTGTTATTCTTCTTTTGCTCCAACCAATAGTCAATAATTTCAATCAAAGTCGGATTTGCTTTTTTAGGCTTTCTCATCGTATTAAAATAAAAAGTGATAGTAACATACCAAACGTGCCTATAAACAGCGTTAAACCGAACGAAATGACCCTTAAAAACTCTTTGTGTTCTTCATTCGCGGGTGTGACTTGGTCTAATAAGTCTAAAAAGTAATTTTTCATAATTGTGTTTTTAAAGTAATATATTCTAACGCGTCATTTTGATTGAAAAAAATTGCAATTATTTCATCTGTTAATTCATTGCAAACTTTAAATTCATTTCCAAATAATGGTGTTCTTACATACATTTTCATAACTTAAATATTAATTGTTTCAACAAAGATAGTTATTCTTTTTAATATAACAAGTTTTTTTTCAGATATTTTTAATTTTTTTTTCTATAAACTAAAAAACCCCTACCGAAGTAAGGGTTCTCGTTAACAATTAACCTATTCAATTATGAAGAATGGTACAAATATACTATTTTAATCGTTTAGTAATGTATCTACCTAAAATTTTTCCGACAAAATTCAAAATCGGTTTCTCTGCATCGACTTTCACCTCGATTTTGTCATCCGTTTTTGTAACCTTAACATCTAAATTCTTAGTGTCTAAATTTACCTCGTTAATTGTTTCATCTCTTTTGATTTCTAATGATGCGTCATTCACCTGAATTTCTACATCTACATTCTTTTTTTTCTTTGCCATTTATTGTTCATTTGTTGTTATTACTCCTTTAGGTGCTAAATGCACTTTTCGAACATTCGTAGGTTGTGCAACTTTCCAAGCTGTTCTTCTTGCTTTAAATAATCTACTTTTTGCTATGCGAGAAACACTAACTGAATTACCTTGATTGCCGCCAAGAACGTGATAATGCGTTAAATCTTCTCCGACATATATTCCAACGTGACCGCCACCGTTTCTTCTAAATGTTAGTATATCGCCTAACATCGGTTCGCTTACAGGATTACCCCAATTACTCCACGATAACGCCCATAATGGTTTATCTACTACGTCTAACCCTGCCATTTTACAGCAATAAGCAATAAATAAACCGCACCAAGGTATTTCGTCTGAATTATAAACACTTGCTAATTTAAGTTCTTTAGCCCAACCTAATATAACGGGGTTGTGTTCTTTGCCTACTATTTCAGTTACTCCAAGTTGTTTAACAGCTTGAACTAAAACACGAGGTGCTTTTTCTTGTTTTAACCAATCGTAATTCATTCAATTTCTATTAATTCATCTTTTGGTACAATAGCAAAATGAGTAGTGTCATTAATTGGCTTCGAAGCCGTGTTATTACTTTTTCCATAACAATCATATAATCTATGTTTTAAATCTTGAACATCTGAATGAGTATACCATAACCACATCGCTAAAACTCCCGTTGCTCCCTGCTTTTTGATTATTTCTAAAACTTTGCTAATATCAATCATTTTATCTTTGACTTGTTAATTCTACAATACGTTCTAACCAACTTCCGTTTAATGGTTCAATTCTCTGATTATTTGCAAGTTTAAAAGCAATAGACTGATAAAGATTACCGTTTGTATCTGAAGCTCTTAATTTAATTGCGATATCTAATAAAATATTATCGTTTACTTGAATAACATCGTATGCTCGTGCTATTGCATCCATCCAAGAACCATTCGTTATTCGAACCGCTCCTACATTATTCGCCCATTGTTCAATTAAACTCATAATACTAAGATTTGTGTGTTATATCCGTTTCCATTTTCATAATTGCAAGTTCCGTGACAGCACCCGGTGCATCCAAAACAATCAATCATTGGTCTTAAATCCGTGTCACGATTAGTTTCAGATATAAATTCGGGGAAAAGATTTCTATTTTTGATTAAATACTTAATTAACCTTTGTTCGAAGAACGCTGCCTTTTGTGCGTAGTGTTCCATTCCGAAAGCTACCTCACGCTGACTAACTGAACTTGAGAAATCACCATTTTGCGTTTGTAAACCTTTGTTTTTAAGTTGATATGTTAAACCGAAAACTGCATCTTCAGCACTTCGCCAAGCAACAATCGGTTGAATAAATTTAATAAGTGTTTCTTCATCGGGATTAGCTGTTTGTGTGTTATACACGTTAAGCATATAATTAAAGAAAGTAGTTCCTAAAATTGGCATAATGCGAAGCTGTGCTTGTGTAGCTATATATGGAGTTACATCGGTTACATCTACGTTAGCCGTTATAGGTGTGTTCGTCTTTAGGTAGTTTTCAGTTATAAAGTAAAGCATTACGCTGTTGGTGTTTCAGGTTTAACAATAGGTTTTAACGATGCTAAAGAACGTATTTCATCCGCTGTCATATTTTCTAACACTTTAGCAAGTAACTCGGGATTCAAAGAACTTAATCGTGTTGCTAAAGCCGAAGCATCTTCGTCAACTTCTACTATCGTTTCGTTAATGATTTGAAAATTATTAATTACTAACTCACCTTTTACTTTAGCGATATGCAATAATTCGTTAAATATATCTTGGACGATTTCACGCAAAGGTTTAACAACGTTCTTTTCGAAGATTACATACGCTTGTTTGATATCACTACCCGAACCTAATGCGCCCGTAGTTCTAACGCCCATTAAAATAGGGTCAATCGTATGAGCAAAGCAAATCTGCTCGGTATTTAACGCTGATGCTTCTTGGAATAACTTATCGTTTGAGTTAGTAGGTAAACTTTCAATCTTTGGCATTTGTTCCGCACTATTCGCAAAGAACGCAACCGCTTTTCCTGCGTTTTCCGCGCCTTTCAACTTGTCAATGGTTCTTCTTAATACATTTTTTTCTTCTTCGCTTTGTGGTCTTTTAGGGAACATCATAGCAAATGAAGGGAAAACAGCGTTTTGAATGTTTGATTTCGCTAAATAACTTAATTCACCACTTAAAAAAGCAAAGTTTAACGCTGAAGAATACTGCGGTAATGGGTAGTAATCTTGACCGATGCAAGGTAATTCGTATATATAAAGTTGTTCGTACTCATTGCTTAATGGGTGATAAGGTGTAATTTCAAATACATCTATTCTTGAAGCCCAATCTTCGCATATAAAGTAGGTTTTCCCGTCTTTAGAGCGTCTTAATTTCTCGGGTGAAAGGTTTTCTACTTTTGTAAGTTTTCCACGTTCTGAAAAGCACAATTTAAAATAAACCCTATTATGAATAACTAATTGCTTCGTAACAATAGATGCAACCTTTTTTAGTTTTATCTTCTTTTCGAATGCGTAAAGTTCTAATTTTTGTTCGTTTGTTAGCTTTTCCGTTTGAATTGTAAACCCACCACCGATAACTGCATTTACTTTGTAATCTACTATCGCCCCGTGTAATGGTGATGAGTAGTACATTTGATTCAATGTTTCCGGGTAAAGGTTATCTTGTCCGAATGGAATGTAACCTGCAACTTGATAGCGTCCATTTACATAAGGTAATGCAAGATTTGCACCGCCCACTTTATAAAAAGGTGTGCTAAAACTTTGATAGCCTTCCACGACTTCAATATTTTGTTTTTCACTTTGTCTAAATATATCGTACCAAGCCATAATTTAATCGTATATTGAATTTACAATAGCACCCGAAACAACCATTCGACCTTCTTCGATTACTTCGCCCGTAGTATCTTCGATTGTTATAGGTGGGATAAGTGATTCATAAACCGAATAAGAATATTGACCTTTGCTTAATTCAACATCTACGGGTTCATCTAACAAGAACTGATTAAACCTTTCAGGATATGTAGAAATGTCGGTAGATGTGAATAAAATAGGGTCTGATTCGGGATTCATTTCGTTCTGAAACACGAACAAATAATAAGGATTAGTTAACGTACTTACTTCAGTTAACGTTAAAACTATATTATTGATTTCGTCTTTATTTATGTATATCACAACTATATTAATTTAGTTCGTCTTTTTGTTTAAAAAAAAAGCACCCCGAAGGATGCTCATTTATTATGGAGAAACAGGGATTTAGATAACCGCAGTTACAGCAGCTTGAGTTACTTCATAAGCTAAAAATTCATTTTCCGCAGTTAAAGTAACGGAATACTTAGAACCATCTGCACGAGCCGTTCCCGAACCTTCAGCAGCACCCGTTAACTGCATATATGGGAAGTACCAATATTTCTCATTTGCATCTTGAATGATAACCGCTAAATATTGTTGACCCGCTCCAAGAACTTTAATTGCTTGTGATTTTGATTGGTCACGACGATGGAACATCAACGTAATGGTTTGAGTATAATAAGAAGAACCATTTACAAGGTCGATTGCTGCTTCTTCAGTATACGAACCTGTGTTTCTTCTAATTTCAAACTCCGTGAAATCCGTTGGAGTTACTAAAGTAATTGAATCAATCGTCCAAGTTAATGTTGGGTCTAAAGTGATTTGGTCTATTTCATCTTGTTGGTTTATCCACACTTTGTAGATACCACCCGAATTGTTGTCACACGACTTAACAATTCCTTCTAATGCTTCACACGACATATTTTTATATTTTTTTTATGTTTTACAAAAAAGGGTGAGGTTATCCCCACCCCTTAAACCTATTTATAAATTATTGATTAGTCAAAACAAGCAGCCCAAACAGCGATTTGCTCGGGGTTTGTATGATAAAAACCTGCTTTAACATTCGCACGTGTGCGGATATATGGTTCAGCAACCGTGTCAGTTAAGTTAACTGCTTTCAAAGCCTTAGAATCACCTTCAGCATCAAACGCATAAACTAAATCATCCTTCAAAGAAGCAACGATTGTGTTATCCGGCATACCTTCACAAACGATTACTTTAATTCCTAAGTAAGTCATTTGCAATGGAGCAGTAACATATGTTAAAGTGTTACCCGAAGCAGCAGCAAGTTCGTAAGCAGCAGCAACGTTAGAAGAAACACGGATTCTTAAATCAGCTTTTTTGAATCGAACTGAAGCAGGTAAACCACCAACAACTGAATTCAATGTAGTAAGTACGTTACCGCTGTTTACAGC